TGACTATAAAGTTAGAATAACTAGACTTCAGTCCTCATCTAGCTACACGTCCACTGTCCGGGACGGACTTGTGTTTTCAAGTATCACCACACGGGCGGATGCGGCCCCAATTGTAACAGACAAGCGACATGTATTTTTAGAACTTCAAATCAGGGCAACAAATCAGCTAAATGGCACAATCCAAAATCTATCCGCCGTGGCGGAGTCTGCACTTATGGTTTGGGATGGGGCAAACTGGACTAGACAACTAACTTCAAATCCCGCATGGGTCTTTGCGGATTTACTTACTTCCGAAGTAAACAAAAGGCCCCTACCTGTAACAAAGTTAGAAACAAACTCCTTACTTGAGTGGGCGGAATATTGTGATGAAACGCCTACGGCGGTTAGCCCACTACCCGATTGGACTCAGCCGAGATTTAGATGTAATTTCATTTTAGATTTCGATGCGACTCTCAACGACGCCCTTCACAAGGTTTCCAGTGCGTCCCAAGCTAGTTTGAATATCATAGACGGAAAATATGGGGTCCTAATCGACAAATTGCGAACTACTCCCGTCCAAATATTCACGCCTAGAAACAGCACTAATTTCACATCGCAAAGAAACTATTCCCGCAAGCCCCATGCCGTTGCGGTGAAATACATAGACCCATCGGCGGATTGGGAAGTGGCAGAAAAAATAGTATATGATGACGGATATAACGAACTGAATACCACGGAAACCGATCAACTTACTTCATTCGCATGTACAAATGCAGAACAGGCATGGAGATTCGGCAGATATTTCCTAGCGGCTAATCGCTTGAGGCAAGAAAATATCTCTATTGATGTAGACTTTGAGCATTTAGTTTGTACCCGAGGGGACTACGTTCAAATTGCCCAAGACGTGATGAAAGTAGGGGGATTTCCCGCTAGAGTGAAATCAATCTTGGGAAACACTATTACAATAGATGACGGGATAGAAACTAACAATTTGCTTAGTTATGGATATGTTTTCCGTGGGTCTGACGGAGTTATCCTAGAAGGAACTCTTTCGGTAGTTGCATCCGACCAATTCACTCTTGTTGGTCCCTTGCCCGATGTGGGGGATCTAGTTGTAATTGGGGAAGTAACTAAGATTTATTTCGACTGTATAGTTAAATCAATTTCCCCGGCTGATAACCTTACCGCCACGTTGATATTGGTAGAAAAAGCGGATGCCCTCTATGATGCGGAAACAGGTGCCGCAATGACGGACTATTCTCCGCAAATAAATAACACCACAGATATAGAATACTCTCCCCCCGCAGAGGTAGAAAACCTAGTAGTGGCCGACAATGGCTGGGAGTGTTCTGGCGCGGGATATTTATATTATGTGGACTTAGACTGGGACATGCCGATTGGGTCCGCAGTAGACACATTCGAAATTTGGGTCAATGACGGACGAGGATATGACCTAAAGGGATTTACAAAAAACACCCTTTATCGAGTAGAAATAAATCAGACTCGATTGAATATAGAACACTCATTCAAGGTTCTGGGAGTCTCTGCATCGGGAAAGAAACTTGATCTTGGAACAGTCTCCGCAGTGGTGGCGACACCGCAGAACAAGTCAAATCCCCCCAGCAATGTTGAGTCTCTAAACATAGACATCACTGGGGAAGTATTGCAGCTTGTATGGCCCGCAATTTTGGATTGTGACTGTGACGAATACCTAATCCGGTATTCCCCAAATTTAGCATCTAACTGGGAAACGTCCACGCCGCTATTAAGAATGGACCGAAACTCTACTCTTGCCTCTACGCAAGCTAGGACCGGAGTCTATTTCATCAAGGCAATAGACTTTAACGGAAATGAGTCGGCGGAGGCTACTAGGGCCATAACTACAATCCCGAACTTATTTTCTCTTAATGTTATCGACACAGTGACAGATTTCCCCTCACTCGGGGGAGATAAATTCCAGACAGAGGTTGTCTCCGATTCGGTAATGTTGAAGCACACTATTGTCGGCGGAGTGGAAACGGCGGAATACTACTCGGACGGGTATTATTATTTCACTACGCTATTGAATCTTGGGGAAATATACACTGTCCGACTTCAATCCCTAATCGAAGCCGAGGGGTTTACCATCGGGGATTTGATGTCTAGTTGGGCGTCCCTAGACGCGGTTACAGCACTAACTACTCCGGGGTTCAGCGATTGGGATTTAAAAACCCAATATAGGACCACGGAAAACTTGAATGTTATCTCAGAGTGGGACCCAATGGGGGATGTCCTACAAATGTCGGCGGGGGATGAGGATATTTGGTCGCCGTGGCGGGATTTTATCATGGGTGATGCCACGGGCAAGATATTCCAGTTCCGACTAAAACTAATTTCCAATAAAGTATCGGTAACTCCGAGAGTAGTCGGCGGACATATCTCCGCAGACATGCCAGATAGGTTTGAAACAGTAAACAATGTTTCCGTAGGGACATCGGGAACTGTAATAACTTACTCCCCTGCATTCGCCGGACCTTCGCCTAGTCCCAATATTCAAGTATCAATAGACTCGGCGCAGAGCGGCGACTACTGGAATTTTGATTACAAAACCACGGAAGGTTTTAAGATAAGAATTTATGATAAGGACGGAAACCCAGTTTCCCGAAATGTCGATTTCGCAATTAAGGGGTATGGTCGAAGGGCCGCTACTATTATTTAGGAGATAAAATGTCACAAAATATTTGGGGAACTATCATCCCGTCGTCTACAAGCGGAAATCAATTAGCTACTCTTTTAAATGACCTAAAGGAAGCAATTGTCTCAGGATTCTCCGGCGTTTCTCGTCCGGCAGAACTAGACGCTGGGGGATATTGGGTTGACTTGACGAATGACCCTACCTCTTGGGAAGTGAAATTGTGGACAGGGGTCCAGGACGTAACTCTATTCACTATTGATTTGGCGTCAGGCACAGCTAGTTCCGGCGGAGCTAACGGGTCCTTCGAGATTGCGAAAGTCTCTGCGGACAGTGCTGGCCCCATTCTGTCTTTCATCAAAGAAAGATTGGCAAATAATGGACAAACTCTGGTTGGAGATTCTTTGGGGGAACTCCGCTTTTCTTCGGCCACGGACACTAATACAAATCCTGTAGTTGTTAAAATGAAAGTTTTAGCCACAGAAAATTCAACGGCGTCTGCATCTGGGTCCCAAATTGTCTTAGAAATGACTAAGGCCGGGTCTGCGTCTTTGTCTGAAATTCTTAGAGTTGTTAATGGAAAAATCGGTATTGGCACCACTTCCCCAGATACAGAGGTCCATGTAAAGGGGACCACTGGAATTAAAAACGAACGTGAAAGTGACGATGCCACTGGCCCAGTGTTCATTTCAAAGAAAAAAAGAATTGTGGGAAATGGACAAGTTCTTTCTGGGGACTCTCTAGGGCGGTATGAGTTTAAGTCTACCGATGATTCGGGAAATGAAATTCCAGAATCTTTTTATTTCGAGGCCGTGGCCACAGAAAATCACACTGGCTCTGCTCAAGGTACAAAACTAAATCTATATCGAAAAAAAGAGGGAGAATCTACTGCCACATTGATTGGGACTTTCGACTCTGCTGGGTTTAATTCCGTGGAGGGGTTGAAATCAAATTCGGTCGATGTCTTAACAACTACCGGAACTCAATCGGTAACAAATAAAGACATTGACGGAGGCTCTGCAAGTAATTCCCGACGAATTACAATCCCTAAAGGAACTTTGGCCGCACTTACTGCGCTTACTCGCAAACAGGGGACGCTAGTTTTCGCCACGGATGAAATGAAATTATTTGTCGATGACGGAACAACCCTATCCCCGATTGCGGGTTCAATTACGGCGGACACTACTGCCAATTTGACTGCACTACCCCGAGAGGCAGCTAAAATCTATTTTTCTACCGACGAAACAATTTTCTACGGGGATGACGGAACTGTCCTCTCTCCCTTGGCGTTCGTTCCGGCTGGCGATGGCATCGCAACGTATTCTGGCGGTGTACTTGTTGGCTTAGGATATGGAAATGAAGGTGAAATATTGACCATGCAAAGTGGTGCAGCTCAATGGAAGCCTTCTGCTTCCGGTGTTAAGAATTATTTTCCTAAAGGAAATGCTGATCTTGGAACTTATGGCGCTGTCTATGCTGACGGAGCAAGCGAACCTGTTGATGGAACTGGAGGAAGTCCTACTGCTACAGTTGCTCTCAATAGCTCATCGCCTTTCACTGGAACAAATTCGTTTCGTTATACTTCCGGTGCTTTGGGAAATGGATATTCTGCTGACTCAAACATTTTAGAAAGAAAAGACTTCGGAAAAGTTTTCAAACTTGAAGTGAACATGCGTCTTGTTTCTGGAACCTATGCGGACGGTGATTTGAAATTGTTTGTGCTCGACACTGCAAACTCAAATGCTCAACTCACGATAACGCCAAGTCACATTATTCCAATTCCTTCAGGACATGATCGAATTGAAGCCTTTGTTCAGTTGCCAGTTCAGTCAACTCCTGGCGCTCTCAGGTTTTGTTTGCATCAAACATCCACTGCAACATTCGTAATGGATTTTGAATTTAGTTTAGTTGAGCAAGCTATGGCAGGTTTTGGTCAAGAAACAAATGCGTGGAACGGGTATTTTGACATTGCTGGCAACCCACAGTGGATAAGTGTAAATACTGCTGCATTTGCAAACATGAGTTTAAATTCTGGAACTGCTACTCTGATCGAAACTGCAAACAAGAATTTCCCTCAAGTGTCTGCTGCTGCTGGAAATTTGCCCGGTATAAAATTTAATGCAAAGGCTGGAAATAGTTATCACATTACGGCAACTATTGTTGGATATGGTAATCTATATTC